TCTGGCTGCTGTCTAGAACAAAAGGATGGGATCATTAAATGAGCTGTGGAAACATAGCCAACTAATAAATACTATCCTCAAACTTCTTTACGATTTCAGAGGATTGGATATATAATAGATCGACCTTTCTACCGAAGTAGAAAGATTTATCAGAGATAGGGATCTTGAGATTACTTAATAAAGGATCTCAATCCCCTCCTCTGACCGTATCTATTATATACGCCTCCCTCTGGGAGCGTAAATAATCTTCCGAGACCACACCCCACACGTGAGTGTGAGGCAAGGACTCAGGAAGACAGACGGTATCTTCGAAACCCGGTTCAAACATTAGTTGAGTAAGGAACATCGTGAGGTTCTCTGCCAATTGGCCGAGACCATCAGGATGCTTCTTATCATCTAATAAGTTTGACGATGAATCCACGAAGCTGAGCATAATAGAAGAAGTCAAGATATTATATATCTTCTCTTCATCTAATTTGCCAGCTACGACAGTTGAAATCTTTTCCACAAAAGGAATTAATTCCAGTGCCGAAGCTTTCTTCTGGAGGATGGAAATAACTTTCCATGCCTTGGTCATGGAGGCTACCCACTTAGACCTAAGTCTACGAGGGTAACCCCTAAGTCCAAAGTATTCATCTAGGGTTTCTATACACTCAGAAGCCGAAAACCAACCTTTACTAACCGCATTGTCTAGAACCTGAATTTGACCGATAAGTCGATCGCGTTCAGATCATAGACCTGCGACTGGGAAAGGACTCATGTCGTGACCACATCAATGGATTCGCTTAGCGAATTCAAAGAAGTGTTTACTAACATGGGTTTTCTCTTTAGATCAGTGAACTCCAAGGGTTCTGATTAGACGACAATACTCAAGTGCGGCTTGGCGATTACCTATTACTAGGTCATCTCCAAGCATCGCATATGGTAGTGTCTTCCAATCAATACCTTTGTTTTTACAAGCCTTTCACACCACAAAATGATGTGAAAGAGTTGTAGAGTTCCAGGAAGAGTATGCACCCATTGGGTTTCCTACAGAGTAAGAGATAATATCTCCATCTTTTGTACGAAACTCCTGGGTCATTAATCGATATCAGGCATCGGCCCTTTCGGGTCCTATCCTAACTTCGATTAAATCCTTATTAAGACGAATTGGAAATCTATCAGTAAAGGCCGTAAGGTCAATACTGTAATAAATTTCCGCGCCTTTTAAGGAGCGTTCAAATCCTGTCTGATCGAAAGTAAAATCCTGGGGAATCTTCTTTAAGACCTTAAATAAATATTTATGTAAAGGAATTAAAGAAGTCTGAGAGAAGTAGTCAAAAATGGCTACTTCCCTAGTCTTCCCTTCCCGATCTGAGAAATAAATCAGTTTTCTGATTAATCCAGATTGGGCTCGGAAGTAGTGATTTAGAAATTCAGTATATTTTAAAAGTAGTTCTATGTACCCTTTTAATTTACTCCCCCCCATAACATAGATGTCCGAAAGGACATCTGGGCTAAGGGAAAGGAGATCATTAAAAGAGGTTCATAAAGCTGGGCCGTTAGGTCCAGATTTACTACTCTTATGATAATTCCGAAAATCTAAACCACTCCCAGGTTTTAGCTTCGTAGTATAACCAAGTGATGACCAAAACTCTACAAAGTCCTTAGGACTAAAAGGGTACTCCTTCAATTCAGAAGGGCCCGTTATAGTCTTAAAGCTTGGAGAGGGTTTGGTCCTTAGAGCTCTAGAAACACTGAGGATTGAGAGCAGTAGCTTAATATAAGGTACTGTTAACTCTCCACAGTGTGCTAGAAACCTAAGTTCATTAGGTAATACTACTCTAGCTTGAGAGAAGTCATCTACTGAATATAAGGATAAAACCTTATACAGGGTTGCTCTCCGTTCTTTACAGAAACGGATCGCTTCACTGGTTCCTCGTGTCGTTCAGACAACGAAGAACTTCAGCAAGATATTTTCCAGATGTGAAGACAGCTTACTTCCGGGTTTAACCCGGTTTGTAAGCCATTGAAAAATGGACATACAAAAATATTTATATTTTTTTATTTTCATTTTCAATAGGTTACTAGGCCCAAAATTCTGAGGGTCGTGGGTTGTAAAATCCACGAGACTCTTCCCAATACGGG